TCTCAAACTCTTCTTTTTGTTCTTTATCAAGCTTTCGAGTAAGATAGGCATCAACGGGTTCGTCTTTAGATTTGACGTATTTGCCCTTCATCATTTTAGCTTTAGGCTTCTTCATTTTTATCCTTCCCACAGCCACATCCACCGCAGGCGCAGGTGCTTACTTCTTCTTGCTCTGGCGAGCTGATTTGCACGTGTTGCAGCGACATTTGCATCCTTTCATAGGTTTATTTTTAGTGCAGGAACATCCACAAGAAGCGCACATTTACTTGCCTTTCTTGTTCTTCAATGCTTTGAAGTCAGCCCCTGTGATCTTTCCCTTAGGATTAGCCGCTCCGGCGATCTTCTTTTGCTTTGGAGATAAGGACTTCTTTCCGCCCTTACCTTTGCCAAATCCTGGTTCGCCCTTTTTCTTACCACATCCGCATACAGCACACATTACTTCTTACCTTTCTTAGGGGCCGGTACTTTCTTTTTGCCCTTACCTTCCGGCACACAGTTAGGGACTTTTTTACCGCCTTGACTCTTAAAGCCTACTTGGACGTATCCGTCCCAGCATGGATTATTTTTTGCCATTTTTCTTCTTCACCTTCTTGGGTAGTTTTTTACCCTTAGGGGTTTTCTCTTCCCACTCTTTAGCCATTTCTGGGTGCTTAGCGTACATGAACTTTCTTTGAGCTTGAGACTTGAAGGGCATACTAACCTCTGCCTTCTCTAGGTACAAATGAGGTGTAGTTAGCGTATTGCTGGAACTGCGGGTCATTTATGAGCTCTTCTGGGTTGACCTGGTTACAGTCGATTGTAAAGAGGGTATAGTCATCGGTAATGATTCCCTTAGGGAAGATCTGCTTTACCGTAAATACTTGATCTCTAAATACTACTCGATCTCTTAGGTAGGCATCGGGGTTGGTAGGAAGGTACTTTAGCTGGGGTATTGTGCGAGCTTCTCCGCCGGATAAGCTTGAACCGTCGATAATATCCATGTTTATAGTGATGCGTAAAACGTCAGTGTTATAGAAGCCTCGTTCACTTTGAACGGTAACGCCCTGAAACAAGGCAGCATTTACTACAGGGATAGTGTGTGGGCCTTCCCATCTACGGCCGCCCCCAACGCTGCTTCCTACATCGTATATAGCGTCAACAACAGTAAGGTCTTGATCGTATAGCCACCACTCTATTTCGTAGCCTACAGTGCGAACAACTTCTTTTGTGGTACCAGAGATGATAGAGCCACGTTCGTGCTGAATACTAAAACGACCCTCTCGTCTCTCTCCACGCATTTGTTAGTTCTCTTCCCGCTTATAGAAGCTATCTGTTTTGTAGCTGTATAGGTCGCCTACAAGTACTGAAGTTGGATCTTCTTTGATTAGATCTGTAACGTCTATAATTTTAGGCTCGCTTAAGAATATAGCAGCTAAACGATCATCTGTATGTAAGATGTCTACTACTTCCCCATCAATTACAAAAGCAATCTTTACAGGGGGTAGTTCTTGTACTTTTGGTTCGTCAGCCATTAGATCTCCTTCTTATACATGTCTGTGACAGCTTCCCACTTGTGTAGTGGGCAAGATGCGTGAGGTAGTTTAGTCTTTAATTTCATTATGCATCCACACTCTTTGCACTGAGTTGTAGCCTTTATAAATCTGTCACAACCGCGACAAATATCAAGGCGCTTTTCAGCTAAGTCGGTTTCAACTCTTCCGATGTTCTTGTTAAATAGGTCCCAAGGACGGGCTGGTCTTTCGCTCATTTATTCTCCTATATAGTGGTCAAGAAATTGTCGGCGGTGGAGCCTTGGCTTCCTGTGGATGGAGCTTTAATTATACCCACAGATGTTCCTGTCGTAGGGCTGGCTGGGGTAGTGTTTACGGTAGCCAGTAGCGATCCTCCAAGACCTGTTCCAGAGTAGGCTCTAGCTATAATGTTGTTGCCCACAGTGGTTACATACACAGAACCTACGTTAGTAAAGCCTACTGTATTGCTGGAGATTGTAGTTGAAGCGGCTTCGCTAACTACGTTAGATACCGAGCTAGCTACTACAAGAGAAGTTGTGTAAGTAGTTACGCTACTTGTTCCTGTAAAGCAGGAGTAGTTAGTGATGTTACGTGTTGTTGTAAAGCAAGAGAATCTATTTGATGTTGCTCTAAAGCAGCTGTAGTTTGTAGGCTGATTTACCTGTTGTGTATTGCAAGACCAAACTGTAACATTCCGTGAATCTTTGTAGCACCCGTATGTAGTAGGACTTGTAACTGTTCTAGTAGCAGTATAGCAACTATATGATGGAGGATTTGTAACTGTTCTGGTATCAGTATAGCAACTCCATGTAGTGCCTCCAGAAGTAGCTGGATAATAACAAGAGTAGCTAGACATTTCTAGCCCTGGAGAGCAGCAATAGGTTGCTGTGTAGACATCAGTACAAGCTCCGCCTCCGCAAATTCCAGCAGCACAACCATCATAGCCAGAAGTTCTTTGTGCAGCAGTCTTTGTATAGGCAGTGGCAGCACAGCAATAAGATCTAGGAGTACCTGAAGTAGTAGTTGAAGTTGGAGTCGAGCAACAATTGCCTACAGGAGGGTTGTTTGGACCAGATTGAGGAGTTTGATCGCAAACTGTGCTTGTCCCACCACCGCTAGTAATTGGTCCGGAACAGCAATTAGATCTGTCAGAACAATTCTGATTGCTACAAGGTAGTGGGGTTTGATCGCATACCGTAGAGGATCCTCCGCCTGTAACAAAGGGTCCAGAGCAGCATCCTTGTCCTGAACAACTTGAGTCGGTTCCACAATTTCGTTGATTCTGGTCGCAAACTGAAATAGTTCCAGGAACTGGGGTGGTGCAGCAGTTACCGGCTGGAGGATTACTCTCTGATTGAACGGTTCCGCCGGTACATGCCGTTCCACCACCGCTTGTGGTTACGGCAGAGCAGCAGTTACCGGCTGGAGGATTACTCGTATTAGTTATGGGACTTTGATCGCAAACAGTGCTGGTGGTAACACCAGAGCAACAGCTTCCTGAAGGGGGGTTGCTAGTATTTGTAACTTGGCTTTGATCACAAACTGATGTAGTGCTGCTTGTTACCCCAGAGCAGCAGTTACCAGCTGGAGGATTGCTTGTATTTGTTACTGGGCTTTGATCGCAGAATGTTTGTGTTGAGGCTGTATATCTAGGATATGAGGCCCACCAAGATCCTGCGCTTGATACCCAAAAGGCTACGCCAGTTCCGCCTGTGGTATCTACCTGAGATTTAACATCAGCGTTTCCAAAATTTATTGATGCTATTGGGTATGTGCTTGCAGCGTCATCAGAGATCGCGGTATTAGACCCACTGATTCGCCAGTTACCTCTAAGAGCATTCCAAATCTGTCCAGAGGTTGCAGTGCCTAGGCCTGTTACTGTAGATGCTCTATTAAATGCGTCTTCAATTTTAGACGCAAACCATTGTCTCCAGGTTCCGCCGACTTTTACAAAGCCGGAAGTAGCGGTACGCCAAGTACCGCCTACTTTAACTGAAAGACCTGTTACGGTCCTCCAAGTACCATTGACTCTGGATGAACCTGGCATTATACGTACTGCACCCAGATGTCCCCATCACTACCGCCTGTAGGGGCATTGGTAGAGACAGTTATATTACGAACAACGTTAGATGAAGTAGAGGCAGTTGTAACTTGACCATTGACAACGTTAACTGCGCCAATAGCTGCTGGCGTGATACCTAAAGAAGCTGGGTTTAGTTGTGGGCTTCCAAAAGCTTCCCATTGAGAAGTCGAATTATTCCAACGCTTAATTGCCATTAGTTAACTCCATACACTAGGGCTGTACCACCAGAGAACGTTCCGGTAGACAGAGAGATAGTCATTTTTGTTAGGGCCGCAACTTGCGTGAATGCATTGTTAGCATCTAGCATAGTAACCACATCAGAGTTATTGGTGTAGACGCCTCTTAGTTGACCCCAAGCAAAGCTAGTTGTATCTTGGGTATCTATGATCTCTACTGAGAAGTGGTTTGTAGCTACTCCGGACTTTACGTTAGCAATGCTAAACAGTGCTGTTCCAGAAGCGTAATTAACTATGTTGTCGTTTAGTGTAATGTTTACCGTAGCGTTTGCAGACGGACGAACTCCACGGAAGACAACATAAAGGTCTTTGTATGCGGAGGTAATAGAGATATCAGTAGTGCTACCAGAAAGTGTGACTTGAGAAACCAAGTTCTTTCCAGCATTGTTTTGAACGTCTGAGTCTATCCAGATATCACCGTCAGTAGGTGTTGCAGGTTGATTAGCGCCTATGAAGACGCGCTTGCCAGCGTATTCGTCAGTGAACGATATAGGTCCTAACGGCTGGCCGTTATTTTGGACCGCCATTACGAGACCTCAGAACCGTAAGCTTGGAAGCTTAAGTTAGCTGTGGATGCAATTACTGTGATGGTGTCTGTCGCAGATAGGGTTAGACCAAGGGTAAAAGTGGTCGTAGTGTTAGCTGGGATAGCTGTATCAAACGCAAGGTACTGTGCGTTAGTCAGCGTAGCGTTATCCTCACGAACCGCTATGCGATAGGTTGCGGCAGTAGTTCCGCGGTTACATATGACCAGGGTTGAGACCACAGCCGAAGTTGAAGCTGGAACCGCATATAGCTGGGTTCCGCCAGATACGTTTGCGGCCGGGGCAACCTGACCTAAGATCTTATATGTTGTCGGCAAGAGATTGCTCCTTAGAGTAGAAAGCTAGATTCGCCACAAGGCGAGGGTCATTCGGGCTCAATTCTACGGCTTTGGTTCCGTATTGAAATGCCTTATCGAACAAACCTAAGCGATACGAGGCTATGGCCGCGTAATCCCAGGGAGCTGCTCCCCAGGCAAATTCCTCGCATAAATACTCTAAAGGCTTCTCTGTTATTTCTAGGGCGCTTTCTGCAGCGTCTAGACAGTCAAACCAACGGTTGTTTTCATAGTAAAGCTTTGCTAGATCTACATAAGCTTCTC